GGTCGCAAGACCACCGGCCTTTGTATTTACAAATTCTAAAACCTTCGCCATTTTTTCGGCTTCAGTCGCCGTCGCAGACATTTCTAAACCGCTGCGTTTTAACGCATTCGTACTTGTTCCGATTGTTTTACCGATCACATCGGCAGCGGCGTTTAAATCTCCGCCCATACTCTCAGCTAAATCAGCAATCGCGAAGGTTAATTCTTTCGTAACTTTAGTTTGACCAAGAAAACTCTGCGCGCGCGCCTGCGCAGATACGACCGCGTCGTCGTCAAGACCTGTAGCCGTTTGAACCGCGCTTGCATAGTCTCGATATTCCTTAACCAAATCTTGAGTAAAAATGCCTTGATTCTGTAAAGCGTTTGAAAGTGTTCGCGTCGCTTTATCGCTGGCCTCAAATGCTTTTACTGATAAAAATACCTCAGCCGTAAGCGCAGCGAAAGCAACGCCGGATATAAAAGCGGCTTTATTTAAACCCTTTTCTAGGTCTTCTGATTCCTTGCGAATCTTATCAAATTCTTTTGTAACATTTTTCGCGTCGGCATTAATTTTAATCAGTAAATCACTAGACATTTTTCGAACGCCTTTCGTTTAAACTCTTGAGGGCTTGCTCCTCTAAAAACTTATCAGTGTTTTCGTCGAATGGGTTTGAGGAGCCACCTCCATTTAATGATAGCCGTAGGAACTCGTCAAGGCTAGGAAGTTTGGTCCCATGTACCGTGGCGTATGACAAAGTGTTATTATAAAAATCTGTAATATCGGCCTTGCCGATCACCGTTAATAACCCGACTACTTGTCTCATCGTCATTTCAACGAAGTATTCCGGCGTACACCATGCGTAACGAGATGCTAGGGAGTCAAAGATTTCGCCCCAATTTTCTTCTTGGAGCTTTTTACGTTTGGGTTTTGTGGTTCATCCACTTCTTTTTTTCTCAGTGAATCATCAATGGCTTTTATCTCAGGCTCCCCGATGCCAACGGCTCCCAATAGCGCCATGATTACATTTACTTGATCTTGAACGCTGCAGATCGCATCAAAAAAATCATCTAGCGACTTGAAATCGTCTTTTTCTTTAAGCATAAAATAGGCCATTTCGGCAATCTCTTCGATTTGTTGCTTTTCGAATATGTTTTTGAGACCCTCGGACGTATATTTTGACTTTGCCCAGGCCCTTATTCTTAAAGACCATTTACATAAAGTAAAAGTCTTATCTGGGAGCGCAGCGAGCGTGAATGTCGATTCTCTCGGTACTAAATCTAATAAATTTAATGGAGTGTTATTCATAAATAAAAAGTTAAAACCGTATTACAAAATATGCAATCATTTTATTGACTTGTAATACGATTTAGCCGATTGTTTTATAATATGAAAAAGAAAAATCCCAATTCAAGAAATAGCCTTATTCAAACGAGAGTATCAAACGCAGAGCTGCAGGATATTCTAGCGAAAAGTTTTGTATTAACAAACGGTAACGTGAGTGAATACGTAAGGCTCGCTTGCTTGCATTATAAAACACTTAAAAAAGTGAAGGTCTAAAATGTTAATGACGTGGCTTAGAAAATTATTATCAAAAGATTTAATAAAAAATATGGCACCAGTCGGCGAAGTCGTTACAACTGGTTGTTACCCTGTATTTGTCGCCTGCGAAGACCTTAAACAAGGTGATTTGGTGGAGTTAAATCCAGCGTCAGGTCGTGTTAGGAAATTACGAACCAAAAAGAATAAAAAAAAGCCCCTGCATTCGCAAGGGCTTGGCCTTAAAACTTAATTTCTTTAGTTTTTAAGAAGGCAAAATATGTCTAATGGTAAATACTCTGTCTAAAGATGAATCATATAAGCAAGTCATCTTTAATTCAGGTTGCGAAAATGCGTTTTCTTCCATGCTCATTGGAAGACCGCCGCCGATGCAATTATGAGCATCGATTTCAAACATTTCGCCGTTAGATCTTTTTTGCGAAAGTAAAAGAGCACCGAACGATGGGAAAGTATCTGTCGATTTTCCTACAACAATGCTTGAGCTTTTTGTGCTTGGTGGCAATACTTCGAACGTCGCTGTGTTACCAGTTATAAAAGCAGTAGCAGATCCGCCGCCGGTGAATCTTAACCCAAGTGTCGCCGAATCTGAATTTGCACCAGTCGCAACACCAGTTATAGTCGCAACTTCAAGCGTGTCGTCAACATAAACAGAGTCAGTGCCGCGAGCTGCGTCTATATCTGATAGTAAATAAACTTTAAACGCCGCTGCGCCTGTCGCTTTAATAACATACTTGCCGAATTTTAAATTAGCCGCACCAGTTGTCGGAATCACTATAGGAGTTAAAATCCCAGTCGCCGCAATCATTGACGTGCCGAGCTTATTTGCCGCTACCGAAATCGTTCCGGATGAGTCAACTCCAACATCTGTGACCGATGACCCTAAAAATAATGAAAACAAAAACCCAGGATATGCCTTCACTTTTGCACTTAGCTCTGTGGAGACTGTTTTATTTTCTGCCGCCCATGCGTATTTATTTGAGCCTGCGAATAGTTGTTCAAGGTCTGAACTAAGAGCAAGATTCGCGCTTCCTACTACTTTTAAAATACCGAAAGGCATTCCGTCAGTGCGTGAATAAGGTGAAATTGAATGAATACCGTAAATTATTCTTGGGTCTGATAAAGCCATTTTAAACTCCTCTTGTTAAATTAAACTAAACTTATTGTTAAACTAATTCCGCCTACTTTTATCTCATCGTCAGAATCAAGCGCCACTTTCCAAGCGACCGGCCTGACTTGATCTATCTTAACCATGCTTGACGCAATCGCTGGCTTAAAACTTTCCGCGAATAACTCCTCAAGCGCGCGCGCGTAACGATTAATTCTTTTCGAGCCGTCGTTACTTAGACCGCTATCGGTCATAACAACTTCGACAAAAATAGAATAAGTTTTCGCTACTGCCGAACCGTTCGACTCTGCTTTTACGTCTTCTATTCCGTAAAAAATCGCAGGCGAACTTTGCAAAACCTTTTCAGTCCACGTTTGTAAATGATAAGACGTGGCCGCCACTTGCGCAAGTGTTGGAGTCAAACCTTTACTGATAGATATTTTCTCGGCTTCGATCGCATCGATCTTGGCGTTTAGAGCGCCGCCGGTCGTCATTATTTCCAAGACAGTATCAAGTAAACTTTCAGCGTCGTATTTAACCGCCATTATTTACCGACCGACTTTAGTATAGCTTTATTAATGTGATCTTGCATAATGCCGAGCCAACGTTGCGAGCGTCCCATCTGCTCGCTTAGCGCAAACCTTGGAGCCTCTGGCCCTATGAATAAAAACTTCCTTAAAGGGATTTTCTTTCTAATTGATGATAAATCCCATACTCAATTGAGGTTCCGAAAACTAAACTGAGCGGCGAAATCTTAGAAATCGACCCCTTATTATTCGGCCCTAATAATGAGGCGGAAAGAGCTCCGGTCCTTACTAGCAAGGGATAATCAAACCCAACTGCTTTTTTTTTAGCAACCTGGTATCGAGTTAATCCGTCTGAATTTTGTTTGCCCTTAAACGGAGGGTATTTCCCTGGACCCTTTAATTTAAAAATAGCTTGCTGAGATTTGTAAAAGTCTCGAAGGATAAGGCCAAATGGAACGCGTAAATCTTGAGAAACCTCAGAGGCTTTTTTAATAGCAGCTTTAAACCTATTGTCATTGTCAACACTGTAAGAAGTAAAGCTCTCAGCCATGAATCACCATTGCCGATCTTCTTTTTTCATCACAGGCGCAATATCATGAGTATTATTATGCGAAGAAAATCCACCGCCAGAAGTTAATAAAACCGCACCGGCTAAGGCTATATTCTTTTTTTGTATATCTTTTAATATCTCCATAACTTTACTTGGAGATAATAAAACACCCACAATGTTTTGATCTGGACTAGAATTCTTTTCTTGCTTTACTTCCATTATTCTTTTAATTCGAGCCGTAACGAGACTTCTCGATAAAAGTTTAAGTAATTGAAGACCACTACCAGAAGACACCGGCACCGCGTAAACAGTGCCGACATAAGCGTCGATAAGTGAGTCGCTCTCAACAATAAATTGAGTCACATCGGCAGCTTTAACCGTCGTTGACGTTGTAAATGCTGCGTCTTTAAAGTCTGACTCAATTTCAGCTGTAGTTGCGTACGCCATTTATTTCCTAAACTTTTGTTTTCTTAATTCCGGTTGTGACTCTTCTTTTGACTCTTCTAAAATTGGGCACGCAATCGCAACCTGCTCAACATTAGGCGCGACCGATTCGTTTATATGACCAGACTTAAGTAGATCGTTAAATCCTGAGTCAGATTTTTTAATCTCTGACCCGCTCGGATAACTATGCCCATCATGAGTAATATTTTTATTTAATAAAAACATTTAAAACCTCCAATTATGGGAGACAAGCGAAGTTTTGAACAAAGAATATGTCAACATTCTTGGCACCGTTTAGCGTACCGTTAACATCGCAAGTATTCTTTTCAACTTCGTCAGCATCGGCAACGCAAGTCGCGCGAGTGGCTTCAAAAACTCCGTCGAATACAGCCCATGCAATATTTCCGGCTTGCGACATACAATTCTTTAAACCTAGAACATCGCCGACGCCAATAATCCAAGTGGCCGCAAACCCGCCGCTCTCACAATCCGCAGGGAAGCTAACAGAAGACACCGTTTTAAAAGCCTTAAGGCCAGCGGTTGCCGTAGCAGCATTTGCGAGAAATGAAAGAGTCTCGCTAATTGCTTTACCGAAAATGTTTGTGCCAACAACTGAAACAACACAACTTTCAACGTCGGCAGTCGTGCCAGTCGGAGTAATTGTTATATTTCTTGGAACGTCCGGCTGCGCTGTAAAAGCAGTGAGCGAAAGCGCAGCGGCAGACGTGGGTCCGGCATTAGTGGTTAGAACTCTATTAGTTAAAGCGAGAATCGGAATCGAAATTCTTTGCTGCTCTAACATCGCTTGCGACGCGGGCTTAAGATCGCGATAAGTTGGAACAACATATGCGTGCGTCGGAATCGCAAAGATTAATGTCATTAGTAAAATAATTCTTTTCATTTTTATTTTCCCCTTTTTAGTTAAAAGGCCGCCGCTTTTAAAACGAACGGCCTTTAGTTTTGTCGTTCAATTAATTACGCGATTGCGTTTTTAATTAAATAACCCGCCGATGCGTCCGCGATAAGCAAGTCATATTCGTCTTCAACCAAAATCTCAACTGCTCCAGGTGGATTGAAAAGACTTTGCTTATAAACTTTTCTCGGTGCAGAGCCGTCAAGACGGATATTGTAACCAAGAGAAATTTGCCATTTTTCAGAACGGTCAGGAACAACTGCAAGAATAATATGCTTTCCCCAAACATTTGTGAGCACAGCCGCTTGGCCTTCTTTTGCAGAGTTATATTTCGCGTCAGGAACTAGAACTTTTTGAACGCCGATTGCTTTTGCAATCTCTTCGTTAGTAAGTCCGCCTGGTTTTGCAAATTTATATCCCAACATGTCTAGAAATTGCGGGTGATAACGAAGCGTCTCAGCTACGCTCCAGTCCATAACTGCTAGATTCGGTACGTCACCGCAACCGTCGCGAACGGATTGCTTAGCTGCCAAGAAAACATTTACAGGATTTGAATTTGTAAAGTCGTTTAGCTGTGAAG